CCCCGCCGGGCGTGCGCGTCGCGGTACCAGCGGGGCATGTCGGCATGATCGTGGGACGGGGCGCGCCCGCTCATCTCCACGATCCGCTAAAGCGCTGGCTTGCCGACCTGTAACCCGCCAAGGAGCCTTGCCCCAGCGCGCCCGCGCGGCTAATCGAGCCTCAAGCACCCATAGCTCAGCTGGATAGAGCGTTGCCCTCCGAAGGCAAAGGTCAGAGGTTCGAATCCTCTTGGGTGCGCCACCTTTTCAATGACTTAGCTGGTTCTCGCGCCCGGTCGTACGGAAAAAGTACGGAACCGCCCATGTGGGGCTTAACCGATGGCACCGTCGACCGACCCGTCTTCGGAACGCACGGCGCAGAGGTCGGCGTGCGGGAAAGACAGCTTCGATCCGTCTTCGAGCGTGACAAGGCGGAGCACACCACCAGCACCCGGAGGCACAAGTTCCTTTACCTGAAGCCATTCGGGGATTGAGCGGAGACGGAGGTAGGTTGTCCGCCCCGCGTTGAGTGCGTCATTTGCTTGTTCGTAAAGGTACTCGCCTGATCGATCGGCCATAAGTTGGACCCTCCTAGATCGGCGGTGATAACCAGACCGATCGGGCGCGTCACCCGCCAAGCGCCGCGATTTGTTGCTCAAGGTCGAGCAGGACACCGGCGAAGGCGATGTTGTTCGCCCGTACCGTCTCAGAGTTCGCGTAGGTGTTGTCCAGCGTCGGGACGGTTGTCGGCGGGGTGGTGGTCCCACCGCCGTTGCCCGACGAAGCGGTGACCGAGGTCGTGTCCGCCATGGCGAAGGCGAGGCCCCCGCTTTCGGCGGTAACATCTTCCAAGATGCGACTGGTCTTCTTAGCGGCGTAGGCGGTCTCGGCATGGCCGGCCTTGCTCTCCGCCCGCATTGCCGACATTTCCCGGCGCAAGCCCTCAAACCCCGACCGCAGTTCTTCGACAGTCTCGCGATCGGTACTCCGGGCAGTCGCCCCGGCACTGACGCTTGCCGCATCGGCAAGGCTCCGGCCCGTAGTCGGGGCAGCCCGTCCAGCAGCGCCGATGGCCCCGACCACGCCGTGGGTCGCCTCCAAGGCCGCAGTGGTGGTCGCGGTGTTGGTGGCGATCACTCCCAAGAGCGTCACGGCATTGCCCAGCGCATCCAACTGAAGCTGGGCATAGTCCGCAGTCGCTTCGGCCGCGAAGATGCCCTTATCGACACCCTGTGCCACCAGCGCCACGTCGCGCTGATACTGTTCGCGGGTGGAAGCTTGGTTCAGCGAAGCGTCCAGGAACGCCTTGGCGGTGCCTTCCAGGTTGCCCAACGCAGCTTGGTCGCCCTGCGCCGCTAGATCGGCAGTCGACGTGAACTTGGACCGCAGCGCCCCGTAGGTAGCGCCCTGCGCGGCGTCGGTGGCGAACAGGGTGTCTCGGTACTTTCGCAGGCCCTCAGTGAGTTGCTGGAACGTCTCCACCGTGTCCTTAAGCGTGCTGGCCATGTCTTTGCCGGCCTGCTCTTGGGCGTCCAGTACCTTGTCGAATGCTGGGGCAACCTTCAGCAACGCTGCATAGGTTTCTCGGCCCGCGTCGGTCGTGAGGTTGAGACCCAGCACCGTCTGCTTGAACTGATCCCGAGTGGTGATGCCGGACAATCCAAGGCGGGCCATTTCAACGCGCACCGCCGCCATCACCGGAGCAATTTGCTCGGCTTCCGTAAGGAACTGTTGGCGGAAAGCATCCGTGCTTTCCATGAACCCGTCCAGGCCGCCGAACAGCTGGACCAGGGCGTCACGCGCCGCGACCGACTCTAGCCCCACCTGGCCGAAGCTGCGGCCGATCGAGCGCAGCGCCACGTCGACGCTCTGGTACTCCTTGGCCACCCGGATGAACGTCTCGAACAGGCCCTCGCCGACTTCCTGCATAGCAGACAGCGAAGGCAGCAAGCGCCCTGCCATTTGATCGCCGATGCTTGAGAAAACGGCGTTCAACTGACTCTCGATTTCGGTGCCGGTCATGTCTTTGAAGGACACGGTTCCCAGCGCGACCTGGAACCCGTCCAGGATCGCTTGCGCGCCTTGCACTCCGATTAGGTCGGCAGCGCTCAGGAGCCCGTTGCGCAGGCTTCCGACCACGCCCTGAATCGCAGACGTAATCTCGGTGTCAATCGCTCCATAGGTGGTCGAGTAGCTGGTCTTCGTCCCCCCGCCGATGCCCAAGAAGCCCTTGGACTTTTTCACCTTCTCGATGACCTGATAGGTCTGCCCGGCGATGCCGTTGGCAAGGATGTCGCCCACCGTCCCCGCCGCCAGGGTCATACCCAAGTCGTACAGGCTCTTCGTGGTGGTGCTGCCGCCGAATACGCCTAAGAACCCACTCTTGCTGTTCGTACCGAGCCCTTGGCCGGAGGTGTCGAACATGCTCCCGGAAACCTGGACTTGACGGGCGATCGTGCCGGCCATGCGGCTGATGCTGTTGTCGATCGAATGCAGCGCTTTCAGCGTCGGGTTGGCGAACTCCAAGTCTGCGCTGCTGTTCTTCGCCATCAGCTCGATCGACCGGGCGATGGATTCGCTCTGCCCCTTCATGTCGCCCAACAGGGTGCCCGTGCCTGCGCCCGCCTGCCGATCGTCTGCCGACATTGGCGGAGTGGCGGTGCCGCCACCACCACCCCCGGCAAACATGGCGATGCCTGCTGCCACCAGCGCCGCACCGGTCGCCGCCATGGCTGCAATGTTGAGCGGGAACACCAGCTTGGACTGGTTGGCGACGCCTTCCGCACCGGCCGCCGCCGCCCGCGCGCCGCTGTTCGCAACCGAACTGATCGTCTCGGCAACGTCCTGGACCATAGAGCGAACCGACATGGCGAACTCGTAAGCGCGGAACACCCGCTCCGCCGCCATCGCCGCCTTGGCCCCTTTCGAGTGTTCGCCGAAGAACGATTTCGACGCGGCGGCCATATCCCCGTAGAGCCGTATTTGAGCACCGGACGTGACGGCGGTGAACTTGGCCATCTCCCGCTGTTTGCCGGCGGCAGTAAGCTCTTTCGCCATGTTGGCTTCGTGAACCGTTCGGGCGCGCTCCTGGTCGGCGCGGAAACCGGAATAGATCGAAGCCACGTCACCGATCGCCTGCCCGAACCGGCCGAAGGAATCGGCCATGCCATCGGCTGCCGTCCGCACGCTCTGCGCTATCTGATCCCATTGATCGGCGGTTGCCGTAAGTGAGGCCGTGTAATCGTTCTGCCGCGCCGTGTTCAACTCGGTTTCAACCGCAATCTGGCGCTGCTTGGCGATGTAGGCGTCGGCGTAGGTGGTGCCCAACGCCTCGCCCTTTGCGACAATCTCCTGAGTGGCGCGGATGGTGGCCAGCGCCTTCACCCGCTCCAGTCCGGTCAGTCCGATTAACCGGGCCTCTTCGCGGAGCGCTTCCAGCTTTCGATCGGCGTCCTTATCAGCCGCAACGAAGAACGCCCCGGTTCCTGCCGCCTTGGCGTCCGCCAGTGCGTCCCGCTGATCCTGTAGTGCCTTCGTGGCCTTGTCGACTTCCGTCTTCAGCCCGCGCTGCTGAGCGGCTTCCACGGCAGCCAGTAACACCAGCTCGGCCACCCGGTCGCGCACAAGGTCATTGGCGAGCGCAGCCGGGACGAGACCGGCGGCGACTTGAGCGTTCACCTCGGTTTGGATCCGGGCCTGGTCCCGCATCGTCGCAGCCGACTTCTCCGCGTCGGAAACCCGCTGTGCGATGGCGAGCCGCACCTGCCGATCGACAAACATTTCGATGTCGCCGCGCTTCTTGATCGCGTCCGACTCCGCCTTCACGCGGGCCTCAGCAATCAGTGCGGCAGCGCCCGACACCCCGTAGGCGTCGGCAAGAGCGTAGAGGTTGCGGATTTGCGCCTCAATTGCCGCGTTCTCACGAGCAAGCTGTTCAGCGTGTCGGTCGACCTTAGGCTTCTCCGGAGCCTTGGGCTTCTTCTCCGCCCGGTCCAGCTTCAGCGCGTCGGCTTGCTTGGTCAGCTCCGCCAGCTTGTTCGACGCGATCTGCTTGTTCACGTCGGACCCGAAGCGCTTCAGTGCGCCGTCCGCCCGGTTGTAGGCGTCCACATAGGCCCCGCCCACGTCCTTAGCGATGTCGACTAACCCCTTGCCGGCTATGAAGCCCCGGACGATCGTTCCGATTGCGCCGAACGTGCCGGCGAACTGCGCGTAGAGGGCGGATAGCGCCATGCGGCCCGCCGAAGTCATGTAATCGAGCGCGCTGCCGAAGTAGGCTTTCACCTTGCCCATGTTGAGACCGACGCGCTGTGCCAGCACCTGGAAGGTGGCACCCATCACGTCGCCAGTGTCGACCGACACGTCTTTCAGCTTCTTGATTTCATCCCGCGTCAGGCCAAGCCCGTCGACCATCTTTTGCGTGTTGATGCCTTCGGAGACGGCGCGACTGAATAGAGCGAACCCGCCAACTGCGACAGCACTGGCAGCAATCAGTGGAGCGTAGGCCAAGGCGATGCCGCCAAGCTGCCCAATGAAGCCCCGCACGCCCCCCTCCGCACCTTGCGCGACTTGCGTAATCTGCCCGATCTGACTGGCGAAAATCTGCATCGGCGGAGCGCCCAACGCGGCCATAGTCGCCACGTCGTTCATCTGCATGCCGAACTGCATCATCGTTCCGCGCGACCGAGCGCTGGCGCGACCGATACCGCCGACGCCAGCCTCCAGCCGGTTCATCTCGGCATTGGCGGCGCGTAGGTCGGCGGCCACCTTTGTCAGCCCTCGGGCTTCGGCTTCGGTTGCGCGCAGCTCCGCATTCATGTTGCGGATTTCCGAAGCGCTCATGTTGAACGTCTCAGTTTGCGATCGGATCTTGCGAGTCAGAGCCTCGGCTGACTTTTCGGCAGCGTTCGTTGCGCGCGCAACAGCTCTCAACTCACGGTCTGCCGATGTGCCGAAGGCCCGCACCTCCGCCGTGGCGCGCTCAAATACCTTGTCAGCGCCGACTACGTTCTCGACCTTCTTCCATTCGCGGATCATATCCGCGACGGTGGTGCCGAAGATGTCGTCCAGGCTCTTCAGCCCGCCGAACGCATCGTCCAGGTCGATCGTAAAGCCGGCTACAAGGCCGGTTTCTTCCTCAACCATCGTCGCGTTCCGGTGCATCGGGGCCGCTAAGCCCGCGTCGCGCTAAACTCGTGTTGATGCTGCGCTGCGCTGTTGTGATGGCCTCGCCTGCCTTCGTGTAAAGTGCTGGCCGCAGAAAGGGGTGCGGCGTAACGCCGGGATGGTGAACCGACGTGCTGACGAACTGGCCGTTGATGACAAATGCATCTCGGTTCACCTTGCCGGCCGTCATCCCCAGCTCTTTGTCGACGCTGATAAAGTGAGGAGAGGTGCCCCATTCCAGCCAAGTGCCGACCGCGCGCGGCCAGCGGCCCTTCACCGTGATCTGGACCCTAACCTTGCCATCCTCGTGGCGAGCCTCGACAACAATCGCCTCACTGACGCGGGCAGAAATTGAACGCGCCCTCGCATCGTCCGCAATCACTTCTCCGGCAGCCATGGCGGCGGGGCGCAGAATCTTCTTCTCCAGCGCCTCGGGAATGCGCCGCAAGAGCCTGTCTTTCTGTGCCTCGCGGCCTTTGATGGTGACGGGCACCGGGCCTTCGCCTTACTTGGCGGCCTTGCGCGCAGTGCCGGCCTTCGGCTTCGCCAGGCCGCTCTTCTCCAGCTGCTCGGCTTCGGCCGCGTTGATGGTGAACGTCTTGCCAGCGACAAGCTCGCTCGGTTCGGCGTGACTGGCGTGGAAGCTATCGAGCGCTTCCATTTCGACGATGTTCATGGGTTCGATCCTTATACTGAGTGCCTGCGGAAAAGGGGTCAGCACTAGGCCAGCCCCCTCCCGTACCGCTTACGAGGTGAGGTCAGTGATGGCCGCCGCGAAGGTGCCCTTGGTGAAGCCCGCCGGGCGCTTCACCGCCAAGCCAACGCGCTCTTCCGCCAGCACCGTCACAAGGTTCTGACGAAAGTTCGTGGCGTCCTCCGTCGACACTTCCACCCGCGCCGCCATGCGATCGTACAAGGTGGCCGATCCCCGGAAGTTGCCCACCAGGAAACTGCCGGCGGTGATGCCAGTCGTCTCCACAACGGGAAGGCCGAAGATGCGCGGCTGCACCGCGTCCTGCGGGTTGCCGAAGATGTAGTCGCCCTGCGCGTTCTTCGTGAGGCGCATGCCCATCCAGTCCGCCGGGTGCATCACCACCCCATCCGCTGGAAGGTCAACAAGAGCGTTCTGGAGGATGGCAGCGCCGATCGCATCCAGTCGCGTAGGCGATGCCACAACGAGCGTGCCGGCCGCGAATGCCGTTGCCTGCGGATAGATGCCGGTGATGTCGGTGCCCGTGCCGGCACCCATCATAAGCTGCGCGTCCTCAACAAAGCCGAGCTGGTAAAGCAACTCGTTGTCGATGATGCCCTGGAGCTGCGGAGCGTCGTCCAGCACCTGCCGGGACGCGACAATCCAGTGAGCAATCGTGCGGATCGGAACCTGCACCAGCTCAAAGCCAAGATTGCTTTCCGGCTTCAGCGCGCCCTCGGCAACGGTGGCGGCCTTGTTGTCACGCAGGATCTGACGCGGGTACTCGACGGACCCGGAAGAAACCTGGATGACGGGCAGCAAGTCGCGCACCCGCAGAGGCCGCTGCGGAAGGGTAATTGCAGTGTCGCGCTGCGGAGCGAACAGAGCCCCGCCGCTGCCCGTGGCCGTGGTGATCGCCTTGATTTCGACGCTGAGCGCGCGGCCTGCCGAAGCATTGCCGATGAAGCTCTTCACCTCATCCGCTTCCACGAACTGACTGCCCGGCGATGCGGGGCGACTGTCGCCCGCAAGGTCGCTCGGGAGCGCCGAAAACTTCTGTTCCAGGTCCGAAACCACGGACTTGACGAAACCAACGTCCTCCAGCGCCTTCTTCACGTCGCCGTCCAGCGCCCCGACCTGCTTCTCAACAGCGTCCGTGTGCTGCTGAAGAATGTCCTTCATTTCCATCTTAGTGCCTTCCAATTGCGTTGAGCCGAGCTGTGGATGCCCCGATCATCGCGGCCAGCTCGGCAAGCTCCGCTTCATTGTCGGGTGTCTCTTCGCGAACTCGCCATGCGAGGCCCGCCGCATGCTTGGCTTGGCGGCCAGAGAAGCCACCTTCGCGCAGCACGTCTTCCAAATCCCGGATGCTCTTCACTGAGGTGATCCGGGTGCGACTGTGCATCGGGCACGGCACCAGGCTGCCCTCGTGAATGTCGGCGGCGCTGATCGTGCGGACCATGGCCTTGCGGTCGACCACGCCCTCTTTGGCTTTCCAGCCGATCGAAAGGCCGGTTAGGGCACCGGTCTTGACGAGCGCATGCGCCTCCTGCCCATCGCGGGTTTCGAGCGCGATAGCGCCTTTGACGTGCAAGCCGTCGTCCCGCTCCTGCCATTCGTGCCACGCGCCGATCGGGCGGCGCTGATCGTGGCAGAGCAGCATGGGCAGCGGCTGCGCACGGCTCGCCAGTGACTTAGTGAAACAGCCGGCAAGCAGCTTATCGCCGCCATTGTCGACATCGCCAAAGCCCGCAAGCAAGCCTTCAATGGCTCCGCTGGCGGTCAGCTCTTTCACTTCAAACGGGGAACCCGCGAACTCCATTGGACACACCTCAGCTGTGGGGAAACTCGGTCCCGTGCAGCCATCGGCGCCCATCGCAGGCGGGATGATGGTCAGTTGCGCCCGTCTCAGGCGTCAACACAGGGCCGTTGGTAGCATAGAATGCACGAAAGTTCAAGCGGCCACTCCGAAGGCGGCAAGCAGGCCTTCTGTGGCGTTGCCCTTGTCGCCCGCCTGCTCGGCTTGACCGCAGGCCATTATGGCCGCCACGATCCCGTCAATGCGGTCCAGGCTCTTTGATTTCGTCGGCTTCCGATTGCCGGCCGCGTCCGTCTCGACAATGACGTTACCGGCTTGCCAGCGAAGCAGCGGGTTGTTGTTGTGGTGCAACTTGCCCTTGAGTAGCGCGCGCTCGAATGCGTCGACCGCGGCGGCGTAGGATTTGAAGCCCGGCACGAACTCGCGCATCGGCAGGTCTATGCCCTCGTCACTCAGCAACTTGTTGAGCCGAGCCATCTGCCAGCGGTCAAAGGCGATGCCTTGCACGTCATAGCGGGCGCGAATGTCCGCCAGTTCTAGCGCAATCGCCAAATCGTCACGGGCGTTGCCGACCGTCTTCACCGCCCAACCGGCTTCGGCCCAGGTGTCATAGGGCACCCGATCCCGTTCTGATCGAACAGCGATCGTGTCAGTCGGCAGCCAATGCCAGACAAGCAGCTTGCCGGCGTCCGGGAAGTAGAGTGCAAGCGCGCTCAAGTCCTTGGTGCTGCTCAAATCGAGCCCGCCGAAACAACGCTGCCCCTCCAATTCTAGCGGGTCGAATAGCTCCGCATTTACGTCCCAATCGGCCTGTTCGATGAACCGGCCCTCCGCCGCGATGCGCTGGTTAAGCTGGAGCAATCGAAAGCTAGGGGCGAACGATGGCGAGCGGATTGCCCGATCGGCCGCGTCGGCGAACTGCTCTTCGTTGAGGAATGCGCCTAGGGCCGGATTAGCAGCCCGCCAGGCGTCCCGATCGTCTAACTGGCAATCGTCTGGGGCCGTGTGGAGCTGGACATAGGTTGTCGGAGTGGGTTCCGCGTCAAGCATCTCCGACAGGAAGTGCAGGTCGTCAGCGGCTTGGGTTGAGATGGTTACGCCAAGCGCATGCGCTCGCTTGCCCATGCCGGTTGCAAGGTTGTCCCAAAGTTCCCGGCTGCGCCACTGCGCTACTTCGTCGGCAATCCAGAATGAGGGTGCCAACCCGTGGGCCTTCCGCGCATCGGACGTGAGCGCCCGCCAAGTTGAGCGGCTTTCCTCGTCCGTGATCTCCTTATGCCAATCCCGGATGTTCACCCGGGCAGCCATCCACGGAACGGCCTCGATATAGGCCACGGTCATGCGGTACAGGACGCCCGCCTGTTCGCGGTCGAGTGCCGCTGCATAGACCTCCCCATGGGGCTCCAGCATCGGCCCCACTAGGTGGGCGAGTCCTAATCC